TCCTACTCTGACCGCCCCTCGAGCTACCGCTCGACCGCCCCTCGAGCACCGCTCGAGCTACCGCTCGACCTCCCCCCGGAACGCTATTTGGGCCAGCAATCTCGACCAGTCTCGAGCATAGACATGCTCACGCTTCACGCGCAGCCTGCTCGAGCATTGGACGCCTTCCTCGAGCATCCGCTCGGCAGGCAAACGGGATGGCCACGGCATGGGCCCTGGGCCCCCTCATGCGGGTGCCCCTTTCGCAACTCCCCCCAAGAAAAAACCATGTTTGCGGCACTTCAATTATTTGTTAAAACCATATATAACTTTATGAGGAGGATTTGTTGTATGGCGATGCGTGAAGAATCATTGAAGCGTTTGAACCGGATACTTGACCGTTGGGCGGTTAATGTTCGGTTGCGGGACATTGCTGATGGGGAGGGCGTTAGCCTGACCACAATTTTGTCTTACTTGAAGTATGCTCGTGAGACTGGGGACCATCGTGCGCATGTTCGTCGAGTGCGTCCGGCTGAACAGCCTATTCGGTTTTTGGATGCGTGTATGCTCTCTGGGAAGGAGGGTGTTTCGTATGATGATCTGAAGGAATTGCTTTGGCCGCACGGTTATTTGCCTGTGTCCTGGCGGTCAATCATGAGTTTGTGTGCGCAGAAGAATAGGAAGCAGGGACATGCAATCATCGCCTCGAAGCAAAGGTATTACTACGTTGGCGAGGATGAGCCTGCGGCAAAGGTTGATGCTGAGTAGCAGCTTCTACGTGGAGAGCGTGGTATGAAGTTCGATCTTAAGAAGTTCTACAAGTTTTGTTCGGAGCTTCAGATTGAGACCAAGGAACAGGGTCTGAAGAAACTTGGCACCCTGCTTGGCACTCAGACCTATGTGATGGAGGAGATTCAGAAGGGTCTTGAGAACGATATCCATCATTATGTGATTCTGAAAGGGCGTCAGCAAGGCATTACGACAATCAGTCTGGCGTTGGACTTGTATTGGGTGTTCACACATCCGGGTTTGGGTGCGACGTTGGTGACTGACACGGAGGAAAACCGTGAGATGTTCCGCAGCACTCTTGGCATGTATCACGAGCATTTGCCGCGTGAATGGAAGATGCCGGTTGATAGCCACAACCGGAATCAGATGGTGCTGAAGAACCGAAGCCGGTTGTTTTATCAGGTGGCCGGGTTGCGAGCGAAAGGCACTCTGGGGCGCGGCAAAGCTATTACCTACCTTCACGGCACGGAGACAAGTTCATGGGGTGATGAGGAGGGTTTGGCGTCCTTGTTGGCTTCGTTGGCGGAAACCAACCCCGACAGGTTGTATATGTTTGAGAGCACGGCTCGCGGCTTCAACATGTTTCATGACATGTATATCACGGCCAAAAGAGCCAAAACGCAGAAGGCTATTTTCTGCGGTTGGTGGCGGAACGAGTTCTACTCTGTCGATGCGGAATCTCAGGTTTACAAAGTCTATTGGGATGGTCGATTGACCGGCGAGGAGAAAGAATGGGTCCGGGATATCAAGAAGCTTTATGGCGTAGAGATCAATTCACGTCAGATGGCTTGGTGGCGTTGGAAACTGTCTGAAGGCATTCGTGATGATGCTTTGATGTATCAGGAGTTTCCGCCCACTGAGGACTACGCTTTCATTATGACCGGCAGTTCGTTCTTCTCGAACGCTCGCTGCACGGATGCGATGAAAGACGCGAAGAAGATGGTGCCGGAGGTGTATCGCTATGTGATGGGCGCGCACTTTGCCGACACTGAGGTTGTGCGTTCGTCTGACAAGCTGGCAACGCTTAGGATTTGGGAACAGCCGATTGACACGGCTTACTACGTCATTGGCGCTGACCCGGCGTATGGATCTAGCGATTGGGCAGATAGGTTCTGCATTAGCGTCTGGCGTTGCTACTCGGACGGCATGGAACAGGTTGCCGAGTTTGCAACCAGTGAAATGAACACTTATCAATTTGCCTGGGTGATTAGTCATCTTGCTGGCGCGTATCGCAATTCAACGCTTAACCTGGAAGTGAACGGACCTGGACAAGCCGTCATCAATGAGTTGCGCAACTTGCGGCGTCAGGCGGTCAGCATAGGCGGGCAGCACGGTAAAGATCTGATGGATGTGCTGGGGCATATGTCCAACTACATCTGGCGGAAGAACGACACGTTGAGCGGTCCAAGCAATGCTATGGGATGGGTAACAACGGTATCGTCCAAAGAGCGGATGATGAGTTACCTGAAGGACTATTTTGAACGAGGCATGATGCGCGTATGCAGTCAGGATCTGATCGAAGAAATGAAGACCATTCGCCGTGACGGCGCTTCGATTGAGGCTGGCGGACGCGGAAAAGATGATCGCGTGATTGGCGCTGCGTTGGCGGCAGCTGCTTATGCTGAACAGGTGCAACCACGATTGGTGGCAATGAAACTAAGCCGTGCGGTCAACAAGTCTCAGGAGAACAGGACTCCTGAACAACTCAGCGTGGGCCGCAACGTATCGGACTACCTCAAAAACATTGGCATGTATGGTTCCTGATGAGCGTCCTGCCCAAAAAAGTCTTGATGGAGCGTATTGACAGGTTTCTCGCGGATAAGAAACGGGGGATCTCGGCGGCGTTGTTTGCCAACGTGGCGGGCATTACCGAGGATCTGTTCAAGAAATGCTTTATCCAAAAAATCAACCCGGTCTCAGAGATAACGCAGATTCGGGTTAGCAGGGCCTTGCAACAGTGGGAAAATGGCGAAATTGCCGTGATGCAAGGCATGTATAACACCCGGTTCACCGAGTATCGGCGTTCGCCTAAACCACGCATGTACCGCCACCTGGGGCTTCAGGTGGTTGACGGGCAAATAAAGATGGATGTGGGTATTCGCAACCGTGCGGACTATTCGCGACCAAGTTTCAATCAACAGCTTGAAGGCAATAAAGGGGACTGATATGGCTGTAAAACGTGACTACAAATGCGACCAGCATGGGTTCTTTGAGGCTTGGGAGCCTGTATGCCCGAATGGCTGCGAGCATGGCATTAACGTTGTGTTCCTTCGCGCACCGTCATACATGTCGGCAAGAACGAAAACTGCTGATCGCTCGCTTAAAGGCATGGCTCAAGAGTTCGGCATGAGCAACATCAAAAGCACTCGTGAAGGCGAAAGCCAACAGGGGTATTTCACAAGGAACAACACGCCGGTTTCTAAACAAGAACAAGAAATGCGTGAAGCGCGTCCGGGTGACAATGCCATTTGGGGCGGCGGAGGCGGCATTAGCATGTCTAATGTTATGGGCGGAAAAGCATACAAGTCTGTTAAAGGGGAATCTGTTAGTCTATTGCCCAGAGATGTAGGAGACTTGCAAGGACCACGCACCGCAAGTTATATTGCCGATCATGAGGGGTTAAAGATCAAAACATGATTATCCCGTCCGATGCTGATGAGCGAGAGTTTTTCTATTTAGACCTAGCTGAGAAGTGTTACGTTTCGCAAAATGAGCGAAAGGGCGATTATGTTTCCCTGCGTAGCTATTTCTTGTTTGGCTCTGGTCCTGAAGAAAGCCCAGCGCATTATAACAAGATCTACCCGCATATCGACCAGCTTGTGTCATTCCTCTACAGCGCGGACCAAACCCGTTTTTCTATTGCGTTGGGTGCAGCAGTCAAAGAAGCGGAACATTCCAAGATCCCCGTCTTGACTCAGGCTCTTAACGACGAATGGTCAAACACCAACGCTGACAACATCTTTAGCATGGCCCTAACGTGGTCACTGGTGTTTGGCTGCACGTTTGTCAAATTGGTGCGTCGCCCTGGCGGCATTACACCGTATATGGTTGAGCCTGGAGCCATTGGCGTGTTGCGCGAGGATGTGCCTTACACGGATCGCCAAGAGGCTTTGTGCCAGACCTACTACATCACCAAATCCGAATTGGCGCGAAACCTATACCGACACCCGCGCCGTGAAGCGTTGATGAAACGCATTACCTCCTCCATCCATGCACCGACCGAGATTCCGAATGCGGTCAACCGCATTATCATGTCGCAGAGCAATCCGACCATTTACGGCAACGTAAACTTGGATCTGTCTGGGGTGAACCGCATGCGGCCGCAGGTGGCTGAAGATACGATCGAGATGCGGGAGCTCTACGTCTACAACGATGAGACGCAAGACTATCAGATTGTCACGATTGCCGACCCCGGCGTTGTAATTTATGACCGCCCGTTGTGGAACGAGGATTCAAACAAGGCAATTTTCTTAAAAGGAGAGTTGCCGTTTGTGCATTTGAATCCCAACCCCCAGTTTGACTACTATTGGGGGCAGTCTGAAGTTTCTCGCCTCATTTATCTGCAAGAAATGCGCAACAAGCGGATGAGTGAGATACTTGATCTGTTGTCCAAGCAAGTAAACCCTCCGACAGCTTTGATGGGCTTTACTGGCATTTTGGATGAAAAGAACTTTGCTCTTAACCGTGCTGGCGGGTTGTTGGCGACCGACATGCCCAATTCAAAGGTTGAGAAACTTGCGCCTGAAATCCCGCAGGACCTTTACAAGGAAATTGGCGAGATTGACGCAATGTTTGCTGAAGCCTCTGGTATCAGCAGCATTCTCTCCGGTCATGGCGAGTCTGGAGTTCGTTCTTCTGGTCACGCTTCGCAGTTGGCGCGGCTTGGGTCTTCCCGTGCGAAGAAGCGCGCTCTTATCGTTGAGGATGCGCTTGAGAAAATGGCGACACTCTATCTGCGGCTGATGCAGATGGACGACGACACGTCTTTCCGCGATGCAAATGGCATGGATTTTATCGCGGAGCAGTTTACTAAGGATTTTGTCGTCAAGGTTGACGCGCATTCCAATAGTCCAATTTTCATGGAAGATTTGCGCACTTTGGCGTTTAATCTGTTCAAGGCAGGCGCGATCGACAAAGAGAGCTTGCTGGATCTTCTGGAGCCTCCAATGAAGCAGTTGTTGAAAGACAAGCTGAAAAAGAACGAGGCAAAAGCAGCCGCGCAACCGCACCATGAAGGCGGTGGCGCAAAATTAAAACAGGTGAAGTAATGGCTGATGAAACTCCTCGTGGCGATCAGCCAAGAATTCAAACTTCCCAGTTGAATGCAGGTAGAGATGGCGCAGGCATTGAATATCGCGTATCCTCTATTCGCACGTCCGCGCCGCGCGCTAATACGCGCCGCTTGGATCGTGAATGAAGGGGGGTGATTTGATGTATCGCGCCATGAAACGTGCTCGCCGTCGCGCTCGCTAAATGACGGTGGCCCAGGGGACGCAACTCAAATTATGAAAGGAGGATTTATTATGGCTAAGGGCCGCAAGCACCGCCGGAAGTAACTAACAGACGGGTTTAGCCCGTTGTTAGTCTCCGATGTCCGCTGAGGGGGACGGACCTCAAATATATTCCCCCTTGTTTTATTATGCCAAAATCTGCTAACGCGGATTCATTATTAACTGGAGCGTAAGGTGTCTGATTCGACTTCTAAGATGATGGAGTTGATGCAAGCGCAGCAATCTGCGCCGGGCGCTGCTATTGGGTCTGACCCCAATGCTCCTCAACCGCCGTCTGCGGCTCCTATGTCAAATCCTGAACCTCGTCTTGGAACGCAGGAATCGGCTCGAATCAATATTGGTTTGGCGATGGATCTTCTTGAGCAATCGCTGCCGGGTCTTGGTGCTGAAAGCGATGAAGGGCAAAAAGTCATGTCGGCTCTTAAGAGCCTGACGGGCATGATGGGTCCGCGCACCGCCAAGACTAACAGCCTCAAGAATGCTGAGATTCTTCAGATGCTGCAAACCCTGCCAAATGCAGGCGGTGGCAGTCCTGAAGCTAGGGCTATGGCGGCTTCTCCGCCGATGCCCGGTGCGCCTCCTGGCGCTCCTCCGCCCATGCCGCCCGGTGGTATGCCCGGTGGTATGCCTCCAATGCCGCCCGGTGGCGGCGCTCCGCCCATGCAAGGATAAGATCATGGAACTTTTCAAGCCGAGGGGCGCTGGTGTCATCCGCCGCCCGACTAGCGACCAGCAGATGCATGGTCCAATCTACAACCCGCCGCGCTACGCGCATCTTGGTGGGCTTTCTTCTGCGTCCAAGACTGGACCGAAGAACAACCTGTCGATCAAGAAGCCCGGCGACGGGCATAAAGTCATCTGAATAGGTTAGGGGACAGACATGCCTTCTCTCGAAGATCTTTCGCCGGAAGCCCGCGATGAACTCGCGGCTTTGGCGCGTCAGCTTGCTGAAAATCCGGCCACTCGCAAAGACTTTTTGCGTCTGACCAAAAAAGCCAAGCCTGACATGACGATCCCGGAAATCGACATTGAAGATCGCACCACGAGTGCGATTGACGCTTCAGACGCCCGTGTTCGTCAGCTTGAAGCTAGGCTTCAGGAAAAAGAGGCTCTTGAAGATCTTGAGCGTCGCCGCACCAACCTTATGAAAAAAGGCATGGTGAAAAGCGAAAGCGAGATCGAGGAAGTGGAGAAGATCATGTTGGAGAAGGGTATTACTTCTCACGAAACCGCAGCGGATTACCATCGCTGGATGCGTGAACAGGCCGCGCCGACTCCCACTTCCTATAACCGGAACGTGATGGACGACACTGCCAAGACTACGCTTTCGGCGTTCTGGAAAAACCCGCAGATGGCTGCAAGGAATGAAGCGGCAAAGGCTTTTAATGAGTTGCGCAAACCCACGCGACCCATTGGCATTTGACGTTTTGTAGGGGACTTAATTTTTTTCGGAGATAAACCATGCCTATTGGTGGTGGCATTCTTCCGGCGACGGGATCAACGCAGTATACCGAGCTGACTTATGTCACGCGGCGTGCGTTTATTCCCAAGCTGGTTGTTCAAATCTACAACTCGACTCCGCTTCTTGCGGCGTTGATCTCGAACAGTCAGGTTGCTTCTGGCGGTGTGTCTTCTGTTACCGTGCCGGTGCAGGGTTCGCAGTTTGTCAACGCGCAATGGTCTGACTACAGCGGTTCGTTCAGCCAGCCGAGCGTCCAGCAAGGCGCGTTCGACGCTGAATTTAACCTAAAGTTGATGATCGCTCCCGTGCCGTTCCTGGGCATGGAAGGTGCGGTTCAGCAGGATCATGCTGTTATTCCGCTCATTGAGGCTCGCATGAACGATGCGACCAACGTGATGATGGATGCGATGGCGACGGCGCTTTACAACAACACGACCAACACGCAGCAGTTTATTGGGCTGCCAGCCGCGGTTGATGATGGCACTGGCACTGCGACTTACGGCAACATCACTCGCTCGACCACTCAGAACACTTGGTGGCGCTCGAAGGTGTATGCGGCTGGTTCGGTGAACCCGACTCGTCAGAACATCTTGCAATACATTTCCGGCACCGTGAAGAATGGCGCTGAAGTTCCGACCTTTGCGGTTTGCGGCTTTGGCACTTGGACACTTCTGGCGCAGGACTATGTTGGTCAGGAGCAGTATGTCATTACGCCAGGTCACGGCTTTGACACTGATGCCAATGGCCCGCAGGCTGCGTTCCGCGCTTTGATGGTTGCCGGCGTTCCGGTTTACCCGGACCCGTATTGCCCTGAAGGCACGGTTTACTTCCTGAACACAAACTATTTGTCGCTCTATATCCATGAGCAGGGTTCGTTTGTGTTTACGGGTTTTGAGTCCACTTTGCCGAATTGGCAAATTGGTTATGTCGGTGCGGTTCTGATGATTGCGGAATTGGTTAACACCAAGCCGCGTTCTATGACCAAAGTCACCGGCTACAACAGCCTTTCGATCTAAGGAGTTAGTCAATGGCACTCGCTCTTAACAAGATCCTCGTCAACAACGTCAGCGCCAACTCGGCGGCGGCGTATTTTCAGCCGGTATCGGTGGCGAATGTTGGCGCGGGCAACTCGACTGCGATGCTTAACTCGCAGTTTGTCCCGGCTGGCATGTATCTCATGCTTCCGTCTGCTAACGTCACCATTGAGGTGAACAACTACACTGGTAGTGCGAATAGCTGGAGCACGCTCCTTGCTAACAACACTGGCGGCGTTCTGTTCTCTGACGGTTTCAACGTCCGCGCGAACGCCGTCACCGGCACTCAGACGGTCACGTTGTTGACGGTGAATGGCGGTCAGGCGGCTTCTGGAACCTTCACTTCCTAAAGGAGTGACCGATGGCTAATCCTGATTCCGTAGGTCAGTTTTACCAAGACGCTTTTGGGTCTTTTCGTGTGTCTTTCTCGCCAGCGACTTCGTTGGCAAGCACTGGCAATGCGGTTGCGACCCTCCCGATTCTTTCGGGCGGCGTTGGTAGCACTGGCTCTTACATCATCCGTCGCATTACGGTGACAAACCCTGCCAACACTGCGGGCGGCACAGTTCCGTCTTTGGCTACTGCCAATGTGACCATCCTCACCAGCAACGACGGTAACACGTCAAACGCGGTGACGACGGCTGCTGGGCAGACGCTAGGTAACGTCACTGCTGCCAATACTTGGCAAGACCTGACGCTTGCCTCCGGTGCGGCCACTACTGCCTACACTGCAAATGCTTTGTTCGTTAAGGTTGGCGTTGCTGTCGCCAATACCTCGGTGAACATTAGCGTTTGGGGCGACGTGGTAAGTTTCTGATGGACAAAGTGTGGGTCACTAATACGGGTTCTGACTTCTTGCAGGGTTCTTGGGACGGGGAAATTTTCAAATTTCCGCCTCAGACCTCTGTTGAAGTTCCTGTAGAAGTGGCCCGCGCTACTTTTGGCTATCAGATTGAAGATAAAGCGCCGTTTTTGACCCGTTTGGGCTGGGTTAAAACGTCAAATGACGTTCCGCAGGGATTGGTGCGCCTTGCTGAGATTCAAATCAGTGAGGATGCGCCTCAGAATCGTCGTTCGTTGTCCCCGGCGACGGTCAATGCTCCCCCTTCAGCCCGTCACAGGGTTGTTGGGGGAGTAAAGACGCTTCACGCCACTCGATAATGAGGAGGGCGCATGTCCACGACGCTTCAAAACTACATTACGCAGTGCCAGAGGCTTCTGCACGACGCTAACGCCAACTTTTATTCGACCAATGAACTGACTGACTACATCAACGAAGCGAGAAATCGCTTGGTGCGCGATACCGGCTGCCTTCGCACCATTCAGATGTTGAATACCGTCACCAGCCAAGAGATCTACACGTTTTCATCAATGCCGCAGGGTGCGCAGACGATGGATATTGTGAACATCAACCTGTATTGGGGCAACAGCCGCGTTCCTTTGCGCTATCTGGCGTGGAGTGATTTCAACGCGCAGCTTCGCTATTGGCAGAACTACATTGGACGCCCAATCGCGTTCACCATGTATGGCACTCAGACCTTTTACCTTGGTCCGGTGCCTGACCAAGTTTATGCAATGGAAATCGACACGGTTATTGAGCCAGTGCCGCTCGTAAACTTGTCGGACGTAGACCCTATTCCCGATCCTTGGACTTCTCCAGTGGCTTACTACGCTTGCCATACTGCCAAATACAAAGAGCAGTCTTACGGCGAGTCCGAGATCTTCAAGAACGAATACATCAAAAAAGTGCAGAACGTGCTTTCTGGCACATTTACGCGCAGGCTGCCTAATCCGTATAGCTCAGGGTATTAACCTATGGCGTCGGCAGAGCAGCGCAAACAGTATCTGGTCATAAAAGACTTTAGGGGTATCAATACTCACGCCAATCGCACGGCAATTCCTGAGAACGAATTTTCGTGGCTTGAGAATGCGATGCCTATTGGTTCAGGCAATCTTAAGATTGTCCCGGCTCAGATCTCAGTCACAAACAGCGGCGGCAATGTAGTTACCTGGACCACGGCGACAACTTATTTTACGTCGTCTAATATCAATTTGTCTGACTACTTGCTTTCATTCCAGAGCAACGGCGCAGCTGAGAATTTTAATATCCAAACGGCGACTAAAGGCACTATTGCATCTGCGGGTAAGTTTAGTGGATCGGGATTGCGCTCGGCTCAATGGAAAAATGAGCGTTTGTTGATTCTTGACCCGGCAAACGGGTTGTATAGTTGGAATGGTAATAACGTAGTCGCCATTGGCTCCGTTGGCACGATCGCAATTACCAACCCTGGAACCGGCTATACTAGCGCACCGTCTGTATCTATTAGCGCGCCGAATGACGCAAACGGCGTTCAAGCTACGGCCCAGGTATCGCTTACCGGCACTGCGGTATCTTCCATCACTTTGACTAACGCCGGTTCTGGCTACACAGGGCCGGTAACAGTGACTTTGAGCGGTGGTGGTGGATCAAGCGCAACTGCGGTTGCTAGTTACATTAGCTTTGCGACCGGCACTGTTGTTGTAAACCTTCAAAGCGGTGGCACAGGTTATAGCGCCACTCCCACGGTCACTATTTCCGGTGGTGGTGGCGCAAATGCGGCTGCCAAAGCGGTTGTTGTCGCCAATGTTATCACGCAGATTGTGATGACTAACTTGGGCAACGGTTACACGTCCAACCCGTCTGTCTCTATTACCGATTCTACGGGTTCAGGAGCCATTGCTACGGCGGTTGCCAGCACTAGCCCAAACATAGACGTGGCGACGTTCTCGGGGCGCGTGTGGGTGGCTCAAGGGCGCACGGTGTATTACTCCGCCGCAGGCTCTTACAGCGACTTTGTGACCGTTTCTGCGGGCGCTGTGACGCTGACCGATGAGACGCTGCACGGCAACATTCAGGGCCTACTTTCGGCCAACAACTTCCTCTACATTTTTGGTGACGACAGCATCAACGTGTTTTCTGACGTTCGCGTTCAGAGCAACGGCACAACGATCTTCACCAACACCAACGTCAGTGCGTCTGTTGGCACTAAACGCGTCTACAGTTTGTTCCCATATTTCCGCAGCGTTTTGTTTATGAATGACTACGGCGTTTATGCGTTGGTGGGTTCTACGACAACGAAGTTGTCTGACGCTTTGGATGGCATATTTCCGCTCATTGATTTTTCGCAGCCTGTAAGTGGCGGTCAGGTGCTGCTGAACGGCATTCTTTGCGCTGCGTTTAATTTTTACTACCAAGATCCTGCGCAAGGAACGCGCCCGCTTCAAGCAGTGTTTTTTGACAAAAAATGGTTCCTGACTAGCCAAGGCACTATCAAATATATTAACGGCGTTCCGGTTGGTGGGGTGCCTTCGATCTACGGCACTGATGGTACATCACTGGTTAAGCTATACCAAAGCAGCACAGCCTCTATATCGTCCAACGTGCAAAGCGCGCTATGGACTATGGGCGATATTATCCGAGACAAACAAGCCCTGAAATTTGGCATTGAAGCCACTTTGACCAATAGCGGCGTGTTAAACGTCACCGTTGACAGTCAAGTTAACTCAAGCCCGATTTACACGCTAACGAACCAAGTGCCTTGGTTTAATTCATCTGGCGCTTTTATACCGTGGGTCAACAACGTCTCATCCATTATCCCATGGGACTTTACCAACGGTTATTACCTCTACAAAAGCGATGCCCAACAGTGGGGCAAATATATCGGGTTAACCATAACCTCTACTTACGGCGGGTTTGTGATAAACACGCTTGAGACAGAGCATGAATTGAGGGCGAGGTTCTAATGACTACACTCCCGCTGACTGTTCCATATACCTTTGGCAACACGACTACTCAGAACCAGTTGACCTACTTGGATACGGATTTTACGACTATTTTTAATGCCGTGAACGGCATCGGAAATGGTTCAGTCACGCTTTCAACGCCCGTCATAACGGGTGCGCTGACCCTTTCCACCCCCCTGACCGCAGCCAACGGCGGCACCGGAGTCTCGAACGCATCGCTCACACCGATCACAGCCACAGGGAGCACCACGGCTAGAACGTTGGGGGATCGCTTTGGCGATGTGGAAAATGTCAAAGACTTTGGTGCCGTTGGGAACGGGGTGGCAGACAATTATGCCGCGTTTAATGCGGCCTATACTGCAGCGACGGCTGGAAGCGTTATTGATATCCCATTTGGCAAATATTATTTTTCTCTTTCAGTCAGTGGGTCAAAACAAGTTCTTTGGAGTTCAAACGGCGCAACAAATGGTGATGGGTCATTGCCCATCGCGGATTACAATCTTCCGGGAGTCACAGAGACATTTTGGCAAGGTTCCAAGATGTTCAAAAAAAGCGTGTCAGAAGCAACTGACTACGCTGTAACTCGTTTTGACTATAATATGACGCATAGCGGAGGGTCCGCTGTTGTTAACTCAAACATTGTTGGAAACTTGACGGTTAGCGGGTCTCCTAATTCTTACGGGTGGTGCACAAACTTTACGCTTAATTCTACCGCCACTGGGTCAGGCCAGCATGTTGCGCTGCATGGAGCCGCAAATCGCACGGCAATACCTAGCGGTGGTTCCGGCATCATGTCTCCTTTGTTTGCAGCAGGCATAGCCGCTGCTGATCAAACCAATCAACCAAGTAGCATTGCGGGATCTTTGGTTGGTCTTGAGCTTGATGTTTATGGGGGTGGTGCAGATGATTTCAATGCGGAGGGAATCCGAACCGGCCTTGATTTAATTTTTGGAAAATATAGTTCCACCAATACAACTTTTGGCGTGGGAACAATGCTGCGTATCAGGCGTAGCGCGGCGGATGGTTCAACCGACACAACCTCCACGATGAAGCGCGGAATTGAGGTTAGAGACACTTATACCGTCGCCGCAATTGATCTTTCCCTCGCAGTCCCATCTGGCACATACGCATCGGCAGGAGGTTCCCTTCTGGGCGCAATCGTCATAGAAGCCGGGCAGCGCCTTGCCTATTCCGGCGATGGCTCAGTTTGGAGCGCATTCGACGGCACTACATGGTTCCTAGCAAATGGCTCCTCGCCGATCATCACTGCAACCGCAGGAACCGGCGCAGTTTCGGTTACTGGCGCATTCACAATTGGCGGTAATGTCGGGTTTTACGGCCACGCATCGGCAGCCAAACCAACCGTAACCGGATCACGCGGGGCCAACGCCGCACTCGCTTCACTGCTCACGGCCCTTTCTGGCCTGGGCCTTATAACGGATAGCAGTTCATGATAAAGCCAGGAACAATGATGACTGTCACTCTTACAGCAGAGCAATGGCAGATTGTAGAACGCGCTCTAATTGAGCTTCCGTTTCGGATTGCTCAGCCAATAATTGAGTCATTGGTTAACCAATTCAATCTCCAAATTGAAAGCAAGGAGGCGGAAATCGCACAATAACTCGAAAATATAAAGTTTGGGCAAAAGCGCAAATGGATCAAAACCTAATCAACATAATGGCAGCTTCTTTTGGGGCTGTCCTCGGGTGGCTGCTGAAGGTTGTATGGGACGCAATTCGCAGTCTGGAAAAAGACTTGAAGGACTTGGAGAAGGATCTCCATACCAAGTATGTGACCAAAAACGAGTATCGTCAGGATATTCTTGATGTGAAGGATATTCTAAAGCAGATATTCGACAAGCTAGACCGCAAAGCGGACAAATGAGAACAAATGGATTTCGATCAACTCAGCGCGGTGGAGTTTGGCAATACGGATAGCTTAAAGAGCTTTCTGTTCGAGAACGGGCTTCAGCACAACCTGTTCAGGGATACGTTTTTCCTTCAGGGCATTTCCGTGCCTGTATATCCGCTCATGGATGCGGATACTGATAATCTTGATGACTGGCTACAGGCTCATCAGGTAGAACATCAATCGTTCGCGGGGCTGACTGGTCTCAGCAATCCGTTTAATATGTTGGATGTGAACTTCAACAACGAGGGTTCTTTTTACGATTGGCTCTCTGAGCATTTGCTGATTCACCAACAAATAGCGGCGGTGTTAGGGCTTTCTTAATGGCACGAGTAGCGGAAGCACAGTCTAAGATAGACGCCCCTAACAAAAGCGTAATGGGGGCTATTGCACGCCAGCGCGGCAAAACGCTGCCGTCAGAAACTGGCCCTGCCAGCATTATCAAGCAGTACATGCAAACAACGGGTGCTGACGAAAAGACCGTTAATCAGTTTATCCTCAACCTTAACCAGTTGGCTAAGTCTGGAAAAGCAAGACTGGTGCAAATTGGCAACACATTGCTTCTTGCGGTGGGCTACACGCCAGATCAAAAAATTCTGCCTAAAGGCACGGTTGATGTGCATGTCATATCTACGGAAGATGCCAACCAGATTGCGCAGCGGTTTGTGACTGCTTTGAACACGTTCAAGAGCATGGGCATTAACCGAGTTACTTCAACAACTGAAGATCCGCAGGCAGCTATGGCGGTTAAGCAGTTGTCCAAGAAATACCCCGTGAACATACGCCAATCGACTCAACCGGGTGGCTATGTTTTGGAGGTTGCTCTCTAATGTCTTGGCTCAGTAGTTTAATCAAACACAACAAGACGATCGCTCCTATTGTGTTGGCGGTTGTGTCGGCTGGCATCGGATTGGTTGCCGCTCCTTTGATTGCTCCGGCTATTGCGAGTGCGCTTGGCGGTGAGGCTGCCGCTGCTGCCGCTATAAGCGCGCCTACGGCTGCTGCTGCCGCTGATGCGGCTGGCTCGTTGTCTGCCATCACGACCGTTGCTAACGCCGCTTCAGGAGCCATTGTAGGCTCCGCAACTGGTGCTGCATCTGCTGCTGTTCAGGGCGGTGATATCGGGCAAGGTGCGCTTGGTGGCGCAATTAGCGGTGGTGTGGGCAGTGCTATTAGCCCAACCGTTCAAAACCTTGTCGGATCTACCGTATCTCCCACTTTGGGGACTTCACTGGGATACACGACTTCAGATGCGCTTAGCAGCGGCTTGAGTAATGGCATTGTAGGCGGCGTATCTGGTGCTGCTGGTGCTGCTGCTACTGGTCAGAACATTGGCACTGCGGCTGAACTCGGTGCTTTGGGCGGTGCGGCCAGCGGAATTGGCTCTAGCTTGTATTCAGCCTTTTCAAACGAGCCTACGTCATCTATTGGCGGTCAAATTGCTGGTGGTTTGGCAAGTAATTTGGCTCTAGGTGCTGCATTCCCAAGTGGTGGTGGCGTTTCTTCTACAGGAGCGGGGATCATTCCTTCTCCTTCAACTGCTGCTCTTGCTCAGGGTTTGAGTTTATCGCCTGATTTGTCGTATCAACCGGGCGGAACTTACTTTGGTTCGTCTGATACTGGTTCGTCTAATCGCAATGTGTGGAACGCTGCTTCTTTGCGGCAAACTGATGGGTCTGGAACTTAGTCATGGCAAGTCTCGCGAAGGCGTTAAAGACCGATGCAATGTCTGATTTGGACCTGAAAGGTCTTGCTCAGATCCTTCGTTCGCGCGGCCGCAAGGGTGATACTATCCTTGCTCACATTTCGCCCAGAGAAGCTGCGTTGTTGAAAGCACACGGTGGTTCTGGGAAGATCAACCCCGAGACTGGGTTGCTTGAATTTGCGATGGAAGGCGTGGATGAATTTTATACGCCTCCTGCACAGCTTGAACCAGTTACTCCTCCGCCAACGGCTACACAAACCACGCCAGTAGCGGCCCCGGAATCTGTTTCCCCGCCCCAAGAATTTTCGGGTTTTGGTCAGACCGGCCAGATGCAGCCGTCTACAACCGATTATGGCACAGCTTATGGTGCCGTAAATCCGCAAGTAAATATTTCGACGACTGCGCCGACAACAGGGGCGTTTGCCCCGACGTTTGCCGGTGCAGATCAGACCGCAGCGGTGTCGCCCGATCAACAACAGAATCAGACTGTTGAAAAAGGTCCGCCGCCCAGCTGGTTGAGCAGAACGCAAACCTCGGCTTTGAATGCACTACAAGATCCTTCCAATTTGCTTAAGTTGGGGCTTGGTGCAGGCGGTCTTGGGTTGGGATTGAGCCAGCAAGCAGCCGCTCGCAGACAGGCAAACCAGACGCAAGCGCAGTATGCTGCTTTGGCCGCACCTTTCCAGCAACAAGGGCAGTCGATGATAAGCGCTGCACAACGCGGTGAACTCACCCCGCAATCGCAACAGGCGTATCAGGCCGCCCAGGCGCAGATCAACCAACAAGTTTCCAATAAGGGTGGTGTGGGCGCACAACAGGCTGCAACTCAGCTTGGAAACATTTACAACACGCTGTTGGACAACCAAATGACGTTGGGCATGAGCACGGCTCGGGTTGGTGATGCCTATGTCGCTCAGGGCATTCAAGCCGGGTTGCAGGCCAACCAGCAGTTGCAAACTATGACCTCCAATTATTACTCGACTCTGGCTCGTATGTTGGTGCCTTCTATGGCATCGACTGCAACTCCGGCGAGGACTCAATAATGAGCGACACTCTCACTTCGACTGGGATTGGCGGGGTGGCAAGCATGAATACTTTGCCAATTCCGACAAGTGCTATGGGCGGCATTCAGGCCGGTATGGCAGAAGATATTGCCGTAGGACGAGAACAAGCCGCGAAAGCACAAGAGATTGCGCAAGGCACCGCTGGAGCTCAAAGGCAATATGTTGGTGCGTTGCAACAGGCGGCTGTTCCCATTAAGGAACTTGGCCCTACGCCAGAGTTTATCCCGACTAAAGAAACAGCAACCGAACTCTCCGGCCTGTTTGGTATGTTGGGCGTTCTTGGCACTATGATCGGTGGCAAAGGCAAAAGCAGCGGCATGGACGCTATGTCGGCTATGACCGGCATGATGCAAGGCTATCAACAAGGTCGCAAAGACCTCTATGACCGTGAATACAGCAACTTCCAAGCAGCAACTCAACGGTTCAACGCGGAACTTGCTAAGCGTAAAACAGACTATGAACTAGCTTTGACTAGCGCCAAGGGCAACTTGGATGCGGCTATTCAAGGCGTTCAGGCTGAAGCGTTGAAGCATGACGATCAAATTATGCTGCACACTGCCCGTGCCAAAGGGCTGCAAGGCATTACGAGCCTTTTGCAAGATCGTGAACGGTTGGGTGCGCAATACGCCAACTCGGTTAATTTGGAGCGTATTCGGCATCGAGATCAAGTTGCCGCTCAAGCACCGATACAAGTTACGTTGCCTGATGGCACTCCGGCTTTTATCAAAGCTGCGGTTGGACCGGATGGAAATGTCTCTTACCAACCGCTTGAGGGCTATCGTCCTAAACCTGCGGCTGGAGAAGGTATCAATTCCCGCTCTCTTGCTAACGCCGGTCTACCAAGCGTGCCGGAAAAAGAAGCCACAACAATTGTCGGTGCAGTTCGATCAGCACGAGATACGCTTGCATTGGTAGAACGCGCTAAAAGTCCTGAAATTCTCTTTGGCGAATTGAACAAAGTTTCTACAGGCGTTGAATCTTGGTGGAAACGCAACGTGGTGCTCGGGTCTAACGATTCGTTTATCAATGCAAGTGATGCTCAAACACAAATTTCCCGCAATATTGATGCGGCTGCCAAAGAAGCAAATTTGTCTGCCAACGACAAAAATGTTGTCTTCTACAAAGAAGCTATTTTTACAATTTTGGAATCTGAACGCGCAGCCCGTGGCGGTTCTTTGCTTCCTGTTGCCGTGATGAAAACGCTCACTCCGTTGTTGGACCCCAAAAACCTGACCAAAGAAGCGTTCGTCGATATTATGACGCGGCGCGCAACTCAGTTGGCTCAATCAACCAATTTGACCCAAGATCAGTTTGACAAAGTTTACAAGGCTTTGCCGCATATTTCTTTGCCGGGGACAACCCCGCAGCAAGCGTCCGGCGCTCCTTCTGCAGGCAATCCTGCTGCGCCCGGAAACCAAACGCCTTCAATAACTCCTGAACAACTGGAAAAAGCTAGAAAAGCTTTGGCATGGGCAAATGAGAACCCCAATGACCCGAATGCGGACGCAGTGCGTAAAAAAGCTAACAGAACACTTGGAGGCGGTTAATGGCTTTTGACCCCAAAGCGTTTCTTGCTGAAACGTCTTCGGATTCATCTGGCTTTGATCCAAAAGCGTTTCTCGCTGAAACGTCTTCGGATTCATCTGGCTTTGATCCAAAAGCGTTTCTCGCTGAAACGTCTGCGTCAAATACACCTGCCAAAGCTTCTGCGCCCGCCGATAATGGCTATGACCCGTATACGGACTATGCGGCGTCTATGGGCATGGCATTATCGCCAAAAGCATCTAAGGCCGCCGTCAAAGGCGCAACATCCTATGGGGTAGGGTTGGCTGGTGGCGTTACCGGCCTTTTGCCGAATGAATACGGCGGCACTTTGGGGCCTGATCTTTCGCGCCAAGCAAGTGCCGCTTGGAAAGAGGCAGTTAACGCAGATCCAGCGGCTGCTCGCATAGGTTATTATGGCACACAAGCAATTCCAATGCTTGCCGGTGGCGCTGCTTCCGCTTTACTCAAAGCCCCTGCTGCCGTATCTGAAATCGCAACCTTGGGTTCCAGCATTCTGAAAGGGATGGGTATTGGCGGCGGATATGGCGTTTTGTCTGGCGCTTTATCTCCTAGCACTGAAAAAGATTATACAAAGCGTTTGAAGGGGAAAGGCATAGACGCTTTAATTGGCGGGGGCCTTGGAGCCACTTTGGGAATTGCCATTCCATTAGTCGGTTCTGGCGTCAATGCGGTTAACAATTACTTGTCTACAGCACTTGGTCGCAAAGCCACTCAAGCTGAACTTGATCTCGTGCAAAAAGCAAAAGATCTGGCTGACGGCAAGATCAAAAGTTTGTCGGCTGAAGACAAACGATTGGCTCAACACATGCGGGATTCTTTGGATCGCAAAGAAGCTACAGCAAAGGTTTTGGATGCAACCTACCCTGAAGACATTGTGGCACAAGAGCAGGCTCGCAAAATAGCGGGCTTGCCTAATCCCACAACCGGCGAACAAATTGCTGTTAATAAGCATGTTGAGGGGCAGTTGCGTCCGTTGGCTGAACGCAGCTTTGAGGCAGCAGAAAAAGTGCAGGCCGAAGAAGGCGGCAAGCCATTCCGGCGTTACCTTGAAGTAGCCAACAACAAGCAATCCATTCAACCGTTTGGTTTGTCGCCGGAAGGCAAGGCTCTAGAATCCGAATTGGATACGCTTATTCAAGGCGGTTCTGGCGAACTCAAGAATGTCAGCGCGGACGAAGCCGCAACTGCCAAGCGGTTGAAGGAAGCGTTGTATCCTCAATCCAAAGAAGCCCCGTCTAATATTGACCCTGAACTGGCTTCTCAGTTGGAAGCAGCCGGTGTTTTGCCTGGCACCCAAGCGGGTCGGCAAGTCGATTTTGGTTTGGTTGACCGCGAATTGCGTCATTTGCGCGATTTGCAGGAAAAGAAAGCGATTGAAGGTTTTACAGGAACGCAAAAGCGAGAAATCAAGGGCGTTGCTGACCGCCTAGAAGCGGCCATGAAGCGTTGGGTTGGGGAAGAAAACTATGCTCGCGGCGATTATGCCGAGGCTTCCCGAGCTTACAATGCTTGGAAAACTAAATTTGGCGAGAAGTTAACCGGCAAACAAGAGATCCCGTATTCTTCTGAAGGCGGCGTGTATCAAACCCCTGAAGGCCAGTTGGGCCAGCATGTGTTTCGAGACAGGGATTCGGTGAAATTTGCTCAACGCCTTATGGGCGAGACACAAGTCAACCAGCTTGCCGAGCAATATGCCACTGATAAATTGAAAGGGTTGGGTGCGAAAGAAGCCCGCGCTTGGCTAGATAACCCAAACAATGCTTTTGTGGATGCAGTCCCCGGCTTGCGGAAAAAGTTGGGCAATTATGCTGCGCGGCTGGAAGAACATGAAGCTGGCGGCGTTCGTTTGAAAGGTTTGCAAAACAAGGCAGAACGCGAATACAGGGATCTGGAAAGGCAAGTTGACGCCATCAGCAGCAGCATGAAGGACATAGCCAAGCGTAGCGGAAGCCTGACTGAAGATTTGAATACATTAAATAGTGCTCTTAGTTCCAAGGCGCGACAAGATGCGGCCGCAAAATTGGTCGGCACGTTGAAAAGCGAATTGCCGCCCGATCAACACGCGCAAGCTGAGTTGCTGGTTGAAAAACTGAAAACGGCCATTGATAAGCGGAACAAAGCCCGCACCGTTGTTATTGGCACAGCCGCGACTTCTGCCGTAGGCGTCCCCCTTGGAGGCTGGGCTGCTCGCCGCGCTGCATCTTCACTGCTAGGAACAGACTAATGCCGCTCAAAAAAGGTTCGAGCAAAACAACCATCAGCAAAAATATTAGCGAAATGGTGAAATCCGGCCATCCACAAAAGCAGGCGATTGCGGCTGCTCTTAGCACCGCTCGCAAAGCAAAAGGAGTGCATCGTGGCAAAAAAGGCTAAAGGCATCAATCCTGACTTGGAATCTGCCATCAGCAAGTTGCTGAAAGATGTTATGAACGATCCTAATGCCACTTTGATCGACAAGATGCGTGTGCTTGACCGTGCTTTGAATCTGGAAAAGATCAAACAAAAGGTGAGTGACGACGACTTTGGTTCTGGTTTCTTTGGCGGTGACGAGGAAGAATAAACGATGTATGGTGTTTCCACAGTTAACTTAGGGGACACCTATGGACGCCGTTATTTTGCAGATTGTTCGCATCGCTTTTCAAGTCATCAGCGACCGGGTTCTTACTATCCTGTCTCTCTGCATGACGTTCGCTTTGGCTTGCTGGGTGATGCACGACCCGACGCAAGAACGGATTATCATGGCGGCGTTCTTTGGCACCGTTGTATTCGTTCCATCTTTGTTCAAGGAAAAGAAAAGTGAAAGACAGCAGCAACAACCGCCTGAGGAATAACGTATTCCGCGTTGCTACGGCTTCGCGGGCGCAGATCCCGCAAGACAAGTATGGTATGGGCAGCCAGTTCTGTCAGGGCGATGGTATGCCTCCGGGTGGTTATCGCGCCATGTTTAGTTGGCGAAAAGGCGCTGACGATACTAAAAACAGCCGCACGACCAAGCCCGGCAAAACCGTTTACTGAGGTAGCAAACCATGCCCGACGTTCTCCAGATCATCCCTAAAGAAGAACAGCTAGACGCCGTTGCCAAGATTCGCACGTCTACGCCGCAGTCGTTGATCGACACGGACTTCGAGTATGGTTTGCAGCCGACTAAGTGGGATTTCGTCAATATGACGAATAATCGTCCCACTGCGTTTTACAACCCGACCAGCCCGCTGACGATCACTGGCGTGTCGATCTCTAGCGGCACTGTTACCGTGACTTCGACTGCCAACCCGGCGGTTGGAACTCCGCTCTATGTGCAAAGCACGACTGACGTGCTGGCGAATGGTTGGTTCATTGTAACCACGACCAGCGTAAGCAGCTTCACCTACACCCAGCTTCCTGGGACGGTAGATGCAACTTCTGGCAGCATTTACGACAGCACCAAAACCTACATCTATACGGGCACGTTCTACACTGGTGCTGCTATTCCGGTGTCTTCGAGTGCGGGTTTTGCGTTCACGAACGCAGGCACAACTGTTACTGCTGCGACCAACTACGGCCACGGCTTGTCTGTAGGCAACCTGATCTATGTTGTCGGCACTACGTCCACGACGAACCCGCCGAATGGCATGTTTCAGGTTGCCACGGTTCCGACGAACAACACGTTCACGTTCACCGTTGCAAACGCTCCCACTGGCACGATTACGGCGTCTGCCGGTTCGACAAGCACTCTGTATTGCACTCCAAACGGGTTCTCGATTCACCGCGCTTACGACGGTGGCATTCAGTTCTCTGCCGGTGTTGGCTCTCCTGGCGCTCAGATCATCCGTCAGACACGTCGTTATTTCCGGTATCAGTCCGGCAAGGCGATTCAGATGTCTACTGGGTCTATTATGAAGAACGCCATGTTCGTTGATAGCCTGACCGCTTCAGGCACGACGATCACGGTGAACACCAAGTTCGTCCACAATATGACGCCGGGATCTTATATCCAGGTTAGCGGATGCGTTCAGTCGCAATACAACGGCATTTGGCAGGTTGTGACGGTTACTCCGACTTCCTTGACCTATACTTGCAACAACGCTCCGGCGGTTTCTCCTGCTACGGGGTTCCCGATCTATGTCAGTTCTTATAGCTGGTATGGCACTGCGCACCGCATTGGCATTATGGACCAGCAGAACGGGATCTTTTTTGAGTTTGACGGCCAAACCCTAAACGCGGTTCGTCGGCAAAGCACTCAACAGATTGCAGGCACAATCGCGGTTACTAGCGGTTCCAATGTTGTCACCGGCACGAATACTCTGTTCTCGCAGCAGTTAGTTCCTGGCAGCTATATTGTCATTCGCGGTCAAAGCTACCGTGTAAATTCGATTTCCAGCAACACTCAGATTCAGATTGTGCCGGAATATCGTGCTGCCACTTCATCGAACGTGGTTGCGTCGTTGACCATTGAAACGCGCTTTCCGCAATCGTCTTGGAACCTGGACAAGTGTGATGGCACTGGCCCCTCGGGCTACACCATTGACCTGACCAAGATGCAAATGTGGTATATTGACTACTCTTGGTATGGTGCGGGGTTCATCCGCTTTGGTTTGCGCACCAATCTGGGGCAGATGATTTACTGTCACAAAGTTCAGAACAACAACACCTACACTGAAGCGTGGATGCGATCTGGCAACTTGCCGGCGCACTACGAGTCATATTGCATTCAACCGATCACCACGATTACGTCTAGCGTTGGCACCGGCGACACCACGATCAACGTGGCAAGCACTGCCGGTTTTCCGAATAGCGGGGCTTTCCGTTTGGTTGGGTCTGGCAATACGGGCGTCGTGGAGTATGTGACTTATACCGGGTTGACCGGCACCACGTTTACGGGCTGCACGCGCGGCGCTACGGGCGGCAGTGCTGCTACGGCATATACATATTCGGCTACGGCTCCTGTCGCCGTAGAGCTCGCCAACCAAACTACTAATGCGTCTATTTTCCCGGCTGGTG